TTGGCAAAAGACAAGGCAAAAGGTAGAATTGATGGCATGGTTGCTCTGGCTATGGCGATGTGCAAGCGCTCGGAGCATATCGAGACAGAGGGCGACATTGATGACTTTTTATCCGCGCCGCTAAGGGTTTGACCGCATGGGCATAATTGGTAGAGTCGCGTCACTGATCCGAGGATTGCGGCGCAATAATGGGTTGCAATCGGAGAAGCCAGGAAGCTATGCGGCGCCAACCCCGGCGCCGGTGAATTTTGACACCGCAATGAGTTTGTCTGCTTGTTGGTCAGCAACTCGTTTGATTGCTGAGACCATCGCGGCGTTGCCGGTTGACTTTCAACGATACGATGACGAAACAGGGCGCTGGCGGCCTTTGAATACGAGGCTGTCGCAATCTCCCGTGGTGGGCATATTTAACGGCGGCAAAGTTAACCGCTATCAAACGCGCGTGGAGTTTTTTGAGACATACATTCTCAACCTGGTCATGCACGGCAACGCCTACGCGCTCAAGCAATACGATAGCCGTGGGCGATTAAATGGCTTGCTGCCCTTGATGTCTCAGCAAGTTAAAGTCGAAATCCTTAATGATGGCCAGCTTGTTTATTACTATTACCACGATAGGGGCGTTGCGGTTTATTCGCCTGATTCAGTATGGCACAGCAAGCTATTTGGTAACGGCGTTGTGGGGCTTTCCCCGCTTGGCTATGCGCGCAACGCGATGGGTATTAGCCTGGCAGCTGAAAATCGCGTGGCGCGGATTTACAAAAACGGCGGCAAGCCAACTGGCGTTCTGACTGTTGACCGCGTGCTAAAACCTGATCAGCGTGCGCAAGTGAAGCAGGAATTTAGCGACCTGCAAGAAGGAAACGAAGACACGCTGATGGTGCTTGAGGCTGATTTAAAATACAGCCCTGTCAGCATGTCGCCGTCAGACATCCAGCTTATGGAGTCGCGGCGGTTCCAAATAGAAGATATAGCCAGATTCTTCGGCGTGCCGTCTGTTTTGATTAACGATACCAGTGGCAGCACCACATGGGGCAGCGGTATTGAACAAATTGTTCAAGGCTTTTACAAGCTGAATTTGCGCCCATACTTGGAGCGCTTAGAGTCAAGCATTCATTGCCACTTGCTCACCGATAAAGAGCGTATGAATATGCGCGTTGAATTTGATTTTGAGGGGTTGCTTAGAGCAAACCAGGCGGAGCGCTTCGACGCTTGGCAAAAGGGCATCAATGCGGCGATATTTACACCCAATGAAGCGCGAGAGCGTGAGGGGCTTGATCCGATTGAGGGTGGCGATAACTTATTGATCAATGGTAATATGATGCCAGTGCAGATGGCGGGGCGTCAGATGATGCCCGGAGGCGGTAGCAATGCAGCATAAGTGTCTAAGTATTGATAACGTAGCGGTCAAGATGTCCGCCGATGGCAGTATGACCTTTGAGGGTTACGCTTCCATGTTCGGAGGCGTCGACTCATACGGCGACAGTATTGTTAAAGGCGCTTATGAAAAAACACTGCAAAACCGCGAGCGGCCTGTGCGGCTTAGGTGGAACCATTACGGGCCTGTTATTGGCAAGTTGCCGGAGTTGCGAGAGGATGATTACGGGCTTTATGTTAAGGGCGAGCTAACGCCTGGGCACAGCCTCGCCAACGATGTATACGCCAGTCTTAAACATGGCGCTGTAGACGGCATGAGCATTGGCTATATCGTCATTGATAGCGAGCAAATGGGCGGCATTGAATACCTTAAAGAGATTGAGCTAATTGAGATTAGCATCGTTGAAGAGCCCGCCGACCTTGGCGCGAAGGTTAGCAATGTTAAGGACGCACAAAAAAGAATTGATGGGCTAGAGAGCTTGAAAGAATGTGAACGGTTTCTGCGTGAGGCAGGAATGGCAAAGGCCACATCTTTGGCGCTGGTGTCAAAGATCAAGAGCCTCGGGCGGAGTGAGTCTGTCGGAACCCAAAAGACCACCAGCGATGCAAAGAGCGCGGATCTTTTGCGCTTGATTGATTCAATGGAATTTTAGAGGGTAGACAGATGAGCGATGAAACACTTGTAAAGGCCGTAGGCAAGCTGGAAGAGAAAATCGACCAGAAATTTACGCAATATCATCAAGAGCTTGAGGAGCACGGCAAGGCAACCGCTAGCACCCGTGAAGAGCTTAAGGCAATGGCAACCGATCATGCCGACATGGTTAAGGGCTTCCCGGAGATGTCCGAGCGGTTGAAGCATGTCGAGCAGGAATTATCCAACGGCGTCAGTTTGAAGACCGGCAATCATCAGCAAAAGTCGTGGGGCAAGGAATTTACCGATTCTGACGCCTTCGCTGAGTTTAAAAACGGCAATTTGCAAAAGGCTAGCATCCAGGTCAAAAACACCATTCTTGGGGAGAGCGGCAGCCCGCAAGAACCGAACGACACGCTGACGCAAGCTGACCGCCTGGCGGGCATTGTTCCTGGCGCGTTTCGTCTGTTGAATGTGCTTGATGTGGTGCCGACCGGCGCGACTGACTCAAACCAGATCGAATATACCCGAGAGCTTGCCTTTACGAACAACGCTGCGGAAGCAGCAGAAGGTACGGCAAAGGGCGAAACCGATTTAACCTTTGAGCTGGTTAGCGATCCGGTGCGCACTATCGCCCACTTTATCAAGGCGTCAAAGCAGGTGCTTGACGATGCCTCGATGCTGGAAAGCTACATCAATCGCCGCATGGCTTACGGTGTGCGCAAGCGCTTGCAAACGCAGATTCTTAAGGGCAACGGCACTAGCCCAAACATTGTGGGCCTTGACCAGACCGGACGACACACGGACTTTACGCCGACTAGCGGTGAAACCGCGCTGGACAGCCTAAACCGTGCAAAGTACGCGGTAATTGCGCAGGACTACGAGCCGAATTTCATTTTTATGAATCCGGCAGATTGGGGCGCTATCGAGCGTCTGAAGCGTAGTGACGATGGGTACGTTGCAGGCGATGGCGCGGGCCTTACCTACATTAACAACGGTTTGCAGCCGACTGTTTGGGGCGTACCGGTAATCCCGTCAAATGATGTGGCTTCCGGGAAGTTCTACATTGGCGACAGTAACGCAATGCAACTGTTTATGCGCGACGGCGTATCGGTGCAGATGTTTGAGCAGGACTCTGACAACGTCCAGAAAAACCTGCTTACTATCCGCGCTGAGATGCGGGCGGCCCTGGCGGTATACCTGCCGGCGGCAATCCACTACGGCGACCTGACCGTTTAAACCGAAAGGGAGGGCCGGGGAAACCCGGCCCTTTTTGCCTATGAAGATGAAGGCCACACGCATGTTTAGCTCTACGGTGCATGGCAATGTCCACGAGGGGGAGCTGCTGGAATGCAACAGGGCAACAGCAGAGCATTACAGGGCGCACGGTCTGGCCAAAGAATACCAGACCAAGGTTGTACGTCAGACGCCGGTAGACCCGCCGGAAAAGCCGGAGAGTTTAACCGATACCGAGGATGCTGGAACGGAGAAACCGTCGCGGTCATCGCGTCGGGGCCGTCCGCGCAAGAGCAAGACGCAAGACGACTGAAGCTAGCCTGTGGCGCGGTTCTTTGCGTTAATAACGCGCTGACACTGTGCCCGGAGGCTGACGCTATATACGCATGCGACCATCAATGGTGGGAGAACAACAAAAGCATTCATCTACCATTTGAAGGCCTAAAGTTCACATACTCAGAGCCGGCGGCCAAAAAATACGCCGTTTGCCAGGTGCCCAGCGAGGATGGCAAAGGGATCGGAGTTTACGCCATGCGCAAGGGCGGCTGGTCTGGCCGTGGCGGCAATGGAGGGTTTCAGGCCATGAACATTGCCTATCTGCTTGGGGCCAAGCGCATTATTCTCTATGGCTACGACATGCAGCGCACGCGAGGCAAAACGCACTTCCACGGCGACCACAAGCACACCAGCAACCCCAGCCCGCACATGCTAGCCGACTGGTGTAAGGCATACAATCACGCTTACAATGAGCTTTTAGCGCTTGGCGTCGAGGTTCTGAACGCCACACGCGATACGGCGCTAGAGTGTTTTCCGCGCGTCGAATTGGAGGATTTATGAGGGAGATTGATTTTACCGGCCTAGTTGATTTACCAGACGATTTTGACCTTGGCAACCTGCGTCAAGCATTGCGTCTGTTTGATGGTCGTCGCGGCGTTGCGCTAGACATTGGCGCGCATCGTGGCATCTGGTCGCGTGAAATGGCGCGTCATTTCCGCTATGTGTTAGCGGTGGAGCCTACGCCGCTTTGTCGGCAGATCAACCTAGAAAAAACCCCCGCCATAAATGTTATCAACATGGCCATGGAGGGCGGCGGTTATGCGCCAACCGGGCGCGTGAGAATGAAGGCCGGCAAAGAAAACACAGGACAAACGCATTGCGCTGAGGATGGCGAATATATACAGACAGCTCGTACGGTTGATTGGCTGACTCGTGGTGTTGGGTCTATTGATTTTATCAAGATTGATGTTGAGGGCATGGAGTGGCATGTGCTTAAAGGCGCAGAGCAGACCATTTTAAAGCATAGGCCGGCCATCATGATCGAGGAAAACGGCTTGTGCACCCGTTACGGCGTGACGCCTGAGCAGACGCACGCGGCCATCACCGACCACGGATATGATCTAGCAGGTCGGTGGAACAAAGATTATTTGTATTTGCCATGCTAATAGCATGCGTATACAAAACCGGCGGCGACTATACTGCCGAATACGTCAAGCGCTTACACGACGCTTGCACAGAGTATGCGCCTAGCGTCCGGTTTGTGTGCTTGTCTGATGCCGATAATCTACCGTGTGAGCGCATACCGCTAAAGCATAACTGGCCTGGGTGGTGGTCAAAGATGGAGCTTTTTAGGCTGCAAGGGCCGGTGCTTTATTTTGACCTTGATACGGTTATCACTGGCGACCTTATGCCATTAATCCAGCACGCCACAAACACGCAACTAACCATGTTGTCTGATTTTTACCGGCCGCATTTGGCGCAATCTGGCGTCATGGCGTGGGGATCAGATCAATCGTCGCTTTACGATGATTTTGCCGAATCACCTATTAAAATCATGCACGCATATAAGAGCGCAAATATGTGGGGCGATGGCGCATATATATACGCTCGCAACAAACAGGCAGACCGCTGGCAGGACGTATTGCCAGGCATGGTTTCATCGCGCAAAGTAACAGACACGCGAAACAAAAACGAGCGCGTTGTGTGCTTCCACGGCCAGCCAAGGCCGCATTCTGTGGGGTGGCAAGTGTGAATGATTTGCAGGCTCACGAAAAACTGATTGACTATAAGTTATGGAAGACAGGCGGCAAGGTCTATCCGTACAGCAAAGACGTGATCGGCATTAAGGGTTTACCGGGTAGACCTGGTATTGGTGTTGGTCACAAATTGTCGTGATGTATAATGCAATAAGGTCGAATCATTAAGGCGGGCAGCGTGAACAAGTACGGCACATGGGCAGTTAAAGAAGTCACCGCGCCGAGCGTTGAGCCAATCACGCTGGCTGAGGCTCGCGAGCAGTTGCGCTTAGATGCCTATGGAAGCCCGCCGGCGCATCCGCTTGATGATCAGATTGAAGGCGAAATTATCGCCGCTCGCAACTGGATAGAGCAATATCTTGGTTTTGCTATTATTCAGCGCACTTTGCGATTGTATCTTGATGAGTTTCCCGCCAGCGATGTTATTGAGCTTCCGCGATCTAATCTTATATCAATTAGCTCGGTGAAGTATTACGACCGTGACGGCGTGCAACAAACTTGGGCGGCGAGTAACTATAGCGCCGACACTGCGTCGTTTGTTGGTCGTTTGATCCGTGACGCAGACGTTAATTGGCCAACAACGCAGGGCAAGCGGCAGGCAGTTGAGATCGAGTATGTGGCCGGATATGAAAACGACGGCGCAAGCCCGCCTGATTTGCGCGCCAATGTGCCTGGTCAAATCAGCAAGGCCATGCGCTTAATGGTGCAGCACTACCATGAGGGCGGCTTGATCGACAAAAGCGACACTACGCTACAAGACCGCGCCGAATCGTTGTTGCATCCCATCCGGCGGGTTCTGCTGTGAAAGCAGCCGAGCTACGCCACCGCATCACAGTAGAGCGCAAGACCGTCACGCGGGACGCGTTTGGCGGCGAGTCGATCAGCTGGGGGATTTGGCAAACGCTGTGGGCAAAGGCTGTGCCCGTGCGCGGTGATGAGCAAATCGAGGCGCAAGCTGTGCATGCTGGCCACCATGTCGACTTTACTTTTCGCTACGCAGGGCGCGGCCAGGGCGTTACGACGCAAGACCGCATCGTGTGGGATGGCGACAACTACGAGATTGTTGATGTTCGAAATCAGATGGGAATGGATCAATGGGTAGTTGTTCGAGGCGTTACGGGGATTAGCGAAACATGAGTGTTGAGGTGTTCGGCATAAAGCAGGTAAGTCAAGCGTTGTCGACGCTTGGTAAAGATATTGTTGGTGCTGGCGCTCGTGGGCCGGTGGCAAAGGCAACCAGGGCCACGGTGAAGCCAATTCAATTGACTGCTATTGCCAAAGCGCCAGAGGGCTTAGAGGGCGTCACCAGCGACGATCCAGGAAAACTAAAGCGAAACATAATGATTAGAAGAATAACCAAGCCCGAGCAATACGGGGTAAACGGTGAAATGTATGAAGTCTACGTCAGGGCCAACAGAAACAAAGATAAAGACAACAAAAACAATGCCTGGTATTGGCACTTTGTTGAGTTTGGCACCAGCAAGCAGCCGCCAAAGCAGTATTTAAGGCCAGCGCTAGATCAACATCGCGGTGGTATGGCGTTTGTGTGGACAAGAGAGTTCATCAAAGAATTTGACGACATACAGAAAAAACTAGAGCGCGAGGCTAAACGTAACAGCAGCAGCCAGACGAATCGTTTATCTGGCGTGCAAAGCACGCTAATGCAAGGCGGTAGCTAATGACAACCCCCGTCGCTGACGTATCGCAAACGGTTTATTCG